TGCCCAATGGGTTTGGCGGTACGGCTCAGGGGCCGCTGATTAAGCTGCTGCCGAAATACCAGCATGACGTGGGTTTGCTCGAGCACGAAAAAACCCATGTGCGGCAGTGGTACGCCGTGATGACGTTCGGATTGCTGCTCTGTGCGCTGATGGCGGTTCTGGTCTTGCCGGTCTTCTGGATCGTGTGCGGGGTTTCGCCTTTCCTTCACCAGCTGCTGTACAGGTTTGTCCGGCCCTATCGGCGCTGGTGTGAGGTGCGGGCCTACCGCAAGCAGATTGAAACCGGCGGCTACACCGGCACTGAGTTTGCAGTGACTGCCCTGGTCGAGAAGTATGAGTTGAGGCTGGGAGCGGATGAAGCCAGGGCGCTGCTCGGGGTTTGAGGTCGCCCCTAGCCCGCGCCCGGGTAAAGTGCCGCGCCGAAATAGCGCAACGCCACCACTGTTTATGTATCCAGTATTGGGTGATTCTATATAGAATCGCCACACTTGAACGACTGCTGTAGGAAGGAACCCGCGATGCCGAATACGCCCTCTGCAAACCCTTTGATCAAAAGTGACCAAGGGTCTACTATCGACGCGATTAATCAATACCTTGAGTGGATGTGCATTCAAAAAGCCAACGACGAGACGGCGCATCCTGGGGAAGCGCTGCAACTGGAGACACTGCGGCAGGCTGTTGTTTCGCTTAAGGTTGTGTAAATTTACACTAATTGTGGACTAGTAAAGACGGGCGCGTTATTCTGAGCGCCGTCAGCCCGAACGGGCAGAGCAGTAAGACGAATTAGAATTTTTCGGCAGGCTTAAAAAAGAAAACCCCCGACCTTGGCGGGACGGGGGTTTCTGGTGATCAGCACAAAAAATGGCTTCTCTACCGGGCAGGTAGAAGTCTATTAGCTGATCACCGCATAAGCAAGCCCTAGGGATTAGGGAAGTTTAGGATGATCGGCGAAGCCTCAACAACAGAAGGCCGCCCCGGCCTTATGCGGGGGCGTATAGATTTTCAGCCACGGGCCCGCGCCTTGCGCCTGGTCTTGGCCGTTGGTGGCCCGCGATGAAGCGCGTCACGGCCACCATTCACCACTTGCCAAGCTCCCCGGCAGCGGCGGCCTACAACGGCCTGTCGGTCGTCCAGACCAAAGCCCCAGTCAAGCGCCTCAAGCGTGTCGATCGTTCCGCCCAGCCGCGACGCCCGCGCGTCCTGACCGACGCCCAGCGCCGGACCTTCCTGGGCATCGCCGCCGAGCGTGTGCGCGAGGAAGCCAAAGACCGTCAATGCAAATGGCTGCGCGACTTTGATACCTTCCAGGCCAGCGGCTACCGCACCAGCCAAACGCGCTGGGACTCGCTGGCCGAGATTGTCGAGCCAATGCTTGCCCGCATGGACATTGCCACCATGGTGATGGGCTACCTCGACAAGGCTGGCGACTTCCGCCTCAACCGCCAACGCGGCCTAGCCGAAGACACCACCCTGCAAGAATGGACAGTCTCTCGCGTCATGGCCGCCTTGGAGGCGTCCAAGATGGTCTATCGCAAAATTCGCCGGATCTGCCATAACGGCCGCTACTGGATCACCCGCGTGACGATCAATGTCCGTCCGCGATTCTTCATCCAGTTGGGGCTGGGCTATCAGCTTGCCGAGGCGCGCACGCAGAAGAAGGCCAAGCGCAATCAGTTGCTGGCCACCTTCGGCAAGCAGCGTACAGACGCGCTGATCAGCAATGCCGCTGACCGCGAAGCGCGCAAGCAGTCCCACGTCACCGCTCAGGCAAAACTCCGCCGTCAGGAAGCGCTAGCCCAGGCTCAGGCGGCCGAGAACGCCGAGCGCGCCCGAGCGGCTGCCTGGTCTGCGTTCTGTGCCGACCCCGACACGCAATCGCTGACGGTGCCCCAGCGCATCAAGCTGTTCAACCAACGACACCGCCCATAACCCCGCCAGAACTGGCACCGCCTAAGGCGGTGCCTTCGCACGTCCGCAACTTGGAATCACCCTCAGCGTGCGTCCAAGGCCTGCAAACCCCCCCTCTTTCTGCATAACCACCCCCTCTATCTGCGTGCCAGGTGCAAAAAAGTTGCCGCCACCGGCTGGGCGATGTGCCTGGCTTTTATAAAGCTGCAAGTTTTTATGTGTAGTGGTACCGAGAGGCAGAAAATTAGTGCCTTTAAAGCTCATAAACCGTGCCATCTGCGCATGACGACCTGACGAAATAAAATGACTGCCCACTTCGCGCCTGGAGGCGCGGGGCAAGTGAACCCCTCTGCGTCGTCAGCGCCGCCGTTCCGTCAGCAAGGCGCCTTCCAGTCGCTGCGGCCCGTTCCCATACCGAGCACGGCATAACGCCTGCACGACGGCCCTTCGCTCCTTCACGCGCCGCCTACGGCCTGTCAGTCGCGCAAGCGCTCCAGTGGCCAGCCGAGGGGGTTCGCTTACGCTATTTGTCTGCCTGCGGGCCGCTCAGCGCCTGTCTGCGCCGATTGCCGGCAAAGTCCAGGCCGTGGCCGCGCTGCGACCGTGGCGAGGCCAGAACTCGGAGTGGGGGGCGTTAGCGCGATTGATCGACCGGGCGAGGCTGCAGCGCTGTGCTTCTTTACGGTTAACGAAATAACGAATTGACGAAATAACGAAAGGGCAATAAGGTTCAACCCAAGGCCGGGCATTACGCCAAGGCCGTTATCCGGGGTTGAACCGATGACCAAGCAAGCACCGCATGTGGTCGCTTTAAAGGCGGCATTTTTTGAGCGTTACGGCATCCAATTGAATGCGCGCATTGCCGGCGGATCGCAACGCGATTGCCTGGCACTGGCGGTGCCAGAATTTAGGAAGCGGCCCGAGATAGACCGTTCACAGCTGATCGACATTGGCATTTGGCTAGAGGCTCAAGGTTACTATCTGTGCGAGGATTACGGCCTGGTCGGGCTGCTGGCTTCGCCGTCTGGCTGGACCTGCTGGAATGCCGGCGTGTCGGTCAAGGTTCGCCGTTGCTTTGATGCAATAACGAAATAACGATTTAACGAAAAGACGGCAGCCCGCCGGCCAGGCCGGCGGTTTAGCATTGGAGGCTGATAGATGTTTGTGTTGCTACTGCGTGACGGGTCACGCACGGAAATAGAGGCGCCGGATTTGTGGGAGGCGATGCGCGCGGCGCTTCGTCTCGACGCTGCACAATTGGAAGTGCCCGGCGCCGCGCCGCGCTCGATGACCGCTGACCAGGTGCGTCAGGAATTGGCGCTGGATCGCCCCGGGTTATTTGACGCCTATGCCCCGGGCTGGAAGCCGCCAAGCGTGACCGAGTTCCGCGAGCTGCTACGGGTGGCCAACTTGTCCGCCAGTCAGGCCGGCATGCTGGTCGGGGTCGATGGGCGCAAGATTCGCAAGTGGGCTGGTGGTGAAGGGGAAGTGCCCTATGCGGTGTGGCGTCTGCTGAGTATCTATGTCGGCCTGGCTGCTGCGCCAAGCCATACAGATAACGAATTGACGAAATAACGAATTGACGAAATAACGAATTAAATCTAAAGTCTGCTCCAGGGCCGGGGATCAACCCAAGGCCACCACCGGAGCAGACCCGATGACCACAGCGCAACTCTCGGCCCGCATGCAGCAAGCGGCCAACCAACTCCCCACTTCCCGCCTTATTGAGGCTGTGCATTTGATGGGCGGCGCTATCCTGCCACCGGCAGAGAATATGACACGCGCGGCGCTGCTGACGGCCTACCAGAGCCGGGAAGGTGATAATGCTCTGGATGCCCTGATGGACGAAATCGGCCTGTAAGGATTGTCGCCCCGGGTTACGCCGGGGCTTCACGGAGAGCGCGGTAATGATCGACCCTAACGACCCTGGAACCCTAGACCTTGTGGCCGCCTGCGAAGAGCCGCTGAGTGGCGCCGAGCGCGCACGCCGGCACCGCCTGAAAAAGAAGAAAGAAGGCGTCAAGGACATTAGCCTGACCCAAACTGACCGCATGGTGTTGAGCCTGGGCCTGTTGGCCCATGAGGATCTGGATCACCGGCCCAAGGACTGGGTCACTTCGAAAAAGCCCGGTTTTGATGCCTTACTGAAAAAACTCTGGCCCGAGGGCGACAACGGCCGTTATCTGGCCGAGCCGCAGCGCAGCACGCGCCGCCCGGCCGGGTTCCTGCGTGACCAGTTAGCCGCTGCGCGCGTGGAAAATCAGCGACTGAAAAGCGCCCTGCACGAGATTGCCGCCGAACTTAATATCTCGGCCGCCGCTCCGGCCAACGCTGTGCAAGGCCAGGATGGCGAAGACTTTGCCACTCTGGAAGTTGCCGACGCGCCCCTACTGACCGTGTGGGAGAAACTGCCCACGGACTTTGCCCGGTGCGCCACAGCGCTTGGCTTGCTGCGCCTGCGCAACAACCAACATGCCGAGCTTGCCCACGCCGTAGAGGTGCTACAGGCCCGCTTGAGTGCCGCCGGTTTGGACGAGAGGGTTACGAACAACCAAAAAGAATGGCATTGGAACAGATCCCCGCTGGAGGACTATCGGGCCACCAGCGCGCCGGAATACATGGAGCGCATGCCCCGCAAGCTTTCGCCCGCTGACGACCGCGCCGAATTGGCCCGCCGCGTCGAATACCTTGAAAAGGAACAGGCGTTGCTGGAGGTTGAGCGCAACAAGGCGTTTTCGGCCAACTACACGTTGACCGAGCGCCTACGCCGTGCCGGTCTGCCAACAGACTACAAACCGCAGCCGGGCGAAAACCCGGCGTTACCCGTCACGAACTAAACAGAAAGGAATCCCCGCCATGCGCCTGATCCAGATAGAGCAAGATAGCCCCGAGATAGTCAAGAAGGCCCACGAGGAGATCGCCAATATGCTCACGAAAATGCGCGAAACGCCGAATAACCTTGATAGGCAGCAGAGCCGCGTAATGCACTGCGTCGGGCACCTTTCGGCGCTGAGACTGCATGAGCTGATCAGCATTAAGGTTCACGACCAGTTGATGATCGAGTTGTGGCAGGCACGAGACAAGGCGCGTTACGAATAACGCCGCTTATGTTCAAAAGGCCCCCACACTTGAGAGAGTGCTGGGGGCCTTTTTTGGTGGGCACGGAAACCACACCCCCATACACTGGTACACCAGACCCCCATACTGTGGTTTTACGCAGTGACCGCCACTTACTCGAAAAGGAATGACCTCAATGTCGATCACCCTGCCGCCCAACTTCTTCGCCCCGCCGCCCGGGTACGACGACCCGCTGTTGCCAGCCGTGGCTCGCTTCGCCGCTGCGCGGCCTAACCTCGGCGCCGCTGCCCTGGTGCGGCGCTTCGGCCTGGGCCGCCGGCACGCTGTGCAGCTTCTGGAAGTGCTGCGCGTGCAACGGGTGTGCATGGGCCCGGCCTGGCGCGGGGTGTACCGCGTCAACCCGCATGCCTGGGCCTCGCTGGCATGATTGGCGAAGGCATCCATGAGGACGTGTTGCGCGCCCTGGTCGATCAACACGCGGTACGGGAGGTGATCGTGGGCAAGGTCGACGGTGGCCCGAGCTGGGGGCTGTCGATTCGGCTGGGTGGCACAGGTTCTAGGTTGGTGCCGGTACGTTCTCGACGGGAGAAGGTGCGCACTTGGGCTAGCCTGACCGCCGTGGGCAAGTTTGCTGATGGCATTGGGCTGCGCGGGTTTAGCGTCGAGCTGTGAGCGTTACCCGTCACGCGAGAATAAAAAAGCCCCGTCAGGTACGGGGCTTGCTGTTGTTGAGGCCGGTTACTTCCCGGCCTTGGCTTCCTTGAGCAAGGCGAAGCCTTGGCGTAGTACGTCAACCATGCTCATTTTGTGCATGGCGGCAAACATTTTTAGATCCTGCTTGAACTGCGCGTCGACCTTGAAATTGGCGGTTACCAAATCGCCCGGGGCTGCCTGGTGCGTGTGACCCGCTTTGGTCAGTGCTTCGGCGGCTAGTGGCGAGGCCGGGGCATCGCCTTTGGTGGATGGTTTGCGCTTGGGTGGTTTCGGTGCGTTAACGGTCATTGTGGCGCTTCCTTTAATTCGTTAATTCGTCAATTCGTTATCAGGATGATAGCGTGTTAGCGCGCTGAATGATCGCGGAAATTAGCCGCTCGGCCTGGGTGCGTAGCCCCTTGTGCGATACCTCTATCACCGACAGGCCAATGTCCATGGCGCGGCTGTAGCTGACCTTCTGCGGCAGGAATCCGTCGAGGACGTGGTAAGGCTTCTGGCTCAAATAGGCCTGGGCTTCTTCCAGCTCGGCCACGCTGTCGCCGACGTGGTTCAAGGCGAAGGCGATGCGCTCGACCGGGATGTTGTGTTTGTAATGCAGGGCGTCGGCCAGCTCGACGGCGGGGTTGAGGTCGTCCAGCGACAGGCCGGTCGGGATCACCAGCAGGTCGCAGGCTTCGGCCATGGTCGCGGTCGCTTTGCTGGCCAGCGGCGCCCCGTCGAAAATCATCGCGTCGTAATCGTCGGCGCGAGCCAGGGCGTGCGCGATAGAGCCGAACTGTTCGACCGACACTTCGGGCTGGTGATTGCGCTGCAGGCGCCGTTGATGCCAGCGGGTGACGGTGGACTGGTTGAGGTCGAAGTCGGCCAGCTTGACCGTCCAGCCATTTTGCGCGAGCCCGACAGCGGTGCCGCGTGCGTTGGTGGATTTGCCAGGGCCACCCTTCTGTGATGCAAAGCCAATGCGTAGTGCCACGGTGAGAATTCCTTTTGTTCGTTAATTCGTCATTTCGTTAATTCGTTAACGCAAGACGAGTATAAGCCTCCCCGGGCAGGGGATCAATAAAATAACGAATTAACGAATTAACGAATTAACGAAACGATTAGGCGTGTGCGAGGTGGCGAGAAGGCGGGCCTCCGGCTGAGGCGACGCAGGTGCGGACGGTGCGCGAATGCTCGGTTAGGGTGCGGCTGCGGCGCTGGGAGCGCTGACGGGTGAAGTCGCTGTCGACTTCCAGCGCGGAGATCACGCAGAGCATCAGGCACAGTGCCTGCGGTACCAACACGCCGAGGGTAAACCCCCGGGTGATCATGTGGGCTTTGTTCTTGGCGCCGAGCTTGCTCAAAATATTGCGCTCCACCAGGCGCATGCCTACATCATCGATGTGCAGTTCTTGGGCAATGACGGGCGTCGGGAAACCTTCGGCGGTTTTGACCAAGACGAACAGTTCGCTGTCCGTCAGGTTCTGGCCGGGATAACCAATCACTTCGTTGCCGTGAATCTGGACGCAGGCATTCATTGAAACGCTTCCTTGCGATGGGGGAGGGGGGGGGTTAGTGGCTGGCCAAGTCGTTGCGCAACTCTTCAAGCTGCCGGTTCAGCATTCCCCAGGTGTCGGCCATGGCTTCCATGTGATCGAGGGTGACGTGGTTCTGATCGATGCAATACAAGGCCATGAGCTGCATGCTTTTAGAGAGCGACGACATCTCTTTAAGGGCAACGTACCGCCGCCGCTGAACGACGATTTGGGCCGTTTGTTCTGAGGGCGGGTGACTTTGGTGGGTGGTAACTTCGCTGCCTTGCTGCATGGAATGACGTTCCTGTTCTGATTTGCGTGCAATGTTACACATAAAGTGTAAATCCGAACAATAAAAAAGCCCTTGGCTAAGGGCTAAATTACTAGCGGTCGTGGGCGATGCGCGCCACTCGGCCCACCACGTCAACGCTTTTGAAATCCTCGGCCGAAAGGTTCTGGTCGGCGTACTGTGCGTTGTCGGCGGCGGTAATGGTGTAGCTGCCGTTCATCTCGGGGCGGATGGTGCGAATCCAGATATGGCCTTGCACCACAAGGCCAAACAGGTCGGCGCCACGCACGGTGTGCTGTTCCAGGTCGAGCAGCACCTCGGCGCCTTCGTCGATAATGCCTTGCATGCTCTTGTCAATCTGCCGAATGGACAGCAGCTTGTTGCGGTTGAGGCCTCGACTGCTTAGGTATTCCAAGCTGTAGGCGGTGGAGTCGGTGGCCTGGGTCAGCGTGAGCAGGCCGCTCCTGGTGGCAATGGTGGCGGGGTTGGCCGTGACATAGTTGGAGGTCACCGCGTTTAGGCTGTCGTTGTCGGTAAAGCCCTGAATCCATGCGGCGGGCTTACCGAACAGTTGGCCCAGGTGAATAATTTGTTCGGGCCCCGGCATGCGCAAACCCAGCTCCCAGTTGGAGTACCGGGAGGTGGACATTTCCTTGCCAGCAATCACGGAAAGACGCTTGGCGGTTTCGTCCATGGTCCAGTCGTGGCTAGTGCGACACTGCTTAATCCGTTTGGCGACGGTCGCGATTAATTCGGACATGCAAAATTTCCCAATGGTCGCCGTGAGGTTTCACGGCCTTGGCAATATATGAATATTATCTCTAGTCCGTAGAAATATACACATTAAGTGTACATGACGGGAAAAAAAGCTTGAAGAATAGGGTGCTCTCGAAATAGACTTACACGAATCGTGTAAATGAGTGTCTTAGCGTGGAATTTAACCGATGGATCGAAACCGTTGGCAGTAGCCCGCGACCTGGGAAGGTCAGCGGCAAGGGGGTTCATGTGGTGGCGGCACTGCTGGGCGAAAGTCCACGGGCCGTTTATTCCTGGTACCGCCAGGAGCGAATCCCCTCGTTCTCGGCCGGCGTTAACATCATCTTGAAATCCAAAGGTGATGTGGATTGGAACGGCATCTATGCGCCGTTCGCTCGCAAACTGTTCAAACCTGGCGACGACCATGCCGTCGCTTAGCCTCCCTTCCAATTTCTCCGCGTTGCCGATCGTGCTTAAGGTCGAGCAGCGTTTCGGCATGGCCGGCTTCGCCCGCCTGATCAAGTTGCTGGAGCTGTTCGCGTCCAGCCCCTCCCGCAATGCCGGTGTCGTTGCGCTGCCCGTCAGCGACTGGTTAGACGCGCTGCAGACCGACCCGCAAGACCTCGGCTTCCTACTGGATTATCTGGCCAAAGCCGAGTGGTTGACTCTAGAGCAAGGCGAAGAGCCGGGCGCGCCGTTACGCGTCACGCTGGTTGACTTCGCCACGTTTTTGCCGCCGCTGGAGCTTCCGAAAGTCGCCGATCAGTGGCGCTGCTGGTTTGAAATCGAACTGAGCATGCCGTCGCTGTTAGGGAAAGACCCGTACACCCAAGATTTGTTCCGTCGATGGTGCGCTTCCAACGTCACCATTGAAGACATGGAGCTGGCCATAGAGCTGGCCCGCAAGGCGAACACGGCGCCCAGCCCGCCCGCGTTGCATGAATTTTTGAAGACTGTGCGCAATACCAAAATTGAACGCGCCCGCCGCTGACGGCAGGCCGAGGGGATAACCTTGTTATTGATTGCACTTTCAGGCGGTACCGATGCCCAGCGGATTGCGATTGCTGATCGCTTGGTCGGCTCGGGTAAAGAATCGTTGGCGGCGTTCGCGCTGAATAACCCGGGCGTTAACCGTCCGCTGCGTCGCTCGATGATCCTGCGCGACGCCCTGGACACGGTCCAAGACAAAACCACCAAAAACCCGGCCGGTGGGCTGGTGATCGTCCATTGCCTGACCGAAGAAGAGGCGCGGGTAGTGCGCGTCCAAGGCGGGGTGATCTGGCACGTCTATGGCGCAGCCTCGGATCGGGTCGTCCATCGCCAAGGTGACTTCAACGTCACCGCCCAGGGCGACAGCTTCCGCCATGTCCTGTCCCCGCTCGACGCCCTGTCTGAGCTGGTAGTGCCTCGCCTGCGCGACATCGCCCCGCTGTGCGCGGCAGCGGTTGACGCGCTGGCTAAAGCGTAAGGCGCTGCCCGCATGGCTCGCCGCAAGGTCGATACCTTAGATGCCGCGCTGGAGCTTTGGGCGCGCTGGAGCTGCGCGGACCAGGCCGTTTCTGGCGGCCGCTCGATGCTGGCCAAGTTGATCGATAACAAAGGCGAGCTGTTTTTTGGTGGCAGCGTCGGCGGCGGGCCTCCGGCGGATGGCATCGAGTGCGCCATCGAGGCGGCGGTGCTGTCACTGTTCGCCGCTGACCCGCTGAATGCCGATGTGTTGCGCATGGAATACAACGCCGCCTGGTGGCTGGTCGCCACCCGTCGAGGGATTGAGCAATACGACCCGCGCGGCGCGGATCAATACAACAAGGCCCACGCCCTGGGCATCAGCCTGCGGACCTATGAGCGGCGATTGAAAGCGGCGCGGACCTTCACTGAAACCAAACTGAGGTTGAGCAAATGACCCCTGAAGCCCTGGCCAAGGTCGAGGCCTATTTTGGCCCATACACCGGACAAGCCGAATTCAAGCCGGCCCTTGAGCTGATTGAACACACCAAAGAGCTGCGCGCGTTCGTGCTGGTGGTGACGAACTTCCACGCCATGCCGGGGCCAACCCCCGAGAAGACCGCCGAGTATTTTCAGGTGATCGCTCGCGCCCTGGAGTTGCGCAACAAGATCCAATCCGTCAAGTAACGAAATAACGAATTAACGAATGAATCCGCGCGCAGTCCGTCCCCGCTGTGTGCCCGTCAACTGGATGGGTAGGGGAGCCCTGCGCCTGATCCGCGACCGGGCCACCTAATCACGCGGGCCTGGTCGCCTTACCTAAGGAGCCAGGCCAATGCCTCAAGCCGATACAGCCACTGTCAGCGTCGCGCTGTCAGACGCCGCGATCAAGCGTCACGCAGCAGACCCCACCGTCAAACAATTGCGCGATACACGCCGCCCTGTGGTCTTTCGTTACCACGCGGCCCGCGCCTCGGGCAGTTGGTACGTCGTCACCTACCACAAGGGTAAACCCAACCCGTACAGCAAGATTGCCAACTGGCCCGCCTTGAGCGCCTCGGACTTTATGGAGGCGCTGCCGAAGATCCTGCAGAAGCTGGCCATTGATCCGGCGGCGTCGGTCGCTCTCGATGGCTGGCAGACCGTGGGCGAGCTGTTGGGCTGGTATCTGGAGCGCAACGCGCGCGACCGGAACAAATCGACCAAGCGCAAAGACGCCATTCGTTCCGTGATCAAGTGCCACCTACGGCCGCGCTTGGCGGGGGAGCGGCTGATGGACCTGAATCAGTCGCGCCTGGATGAAAAATTGATCTGGCCGCTGCAGGAAGATTATTCACTGGCCTACGTGCGCCAGGTGTTCGGTGTGCTGATGGGCGCCTTGAAGCAAGCCAGCAAACTGAAAATGATCAGCGTCAACCCGCTGGCTGACCTGTCCTTTCCTGACTTTATCGAAGCCCGAATCGAGGCCAAGCCCGGGGCGATTCGTCCGCCGCAGGTGCGTGATGTGTTGGCCCATCTGATCAGCCTCAAAGACGAGCTGCCTGCATCCGTGGCCCTGGCGGTGATGATGCTGGCCCATGGCACGCGCATCGGTGAAACCCGTTTGGCCAAATGGAAAAACATCAACCTTGAAGAGGGGGAGTGGTTTATTCCGGCGGCTGATGCCAAGACCCGCAAAGAATTGATTGTCCCGTTAACCGATCAGCTCTGCGCCTTCCTGCGGGCTTACCGTGACCAGCAAAAAGCCACTAACTATGACGGGGCGTTCTTGTTCCCCGCGCGTAATGGCCAGTCCATCACCCCGAAACAAGCCGACGATCTATTCAAGCCTTTAGGTATGGGCGAGTGGACCAGTCACGACTTGAGGAAGGTTGCGCGAACCTGCTGGGCAGACCTGGACGTGGAGCATCAAGTCGGCGAGTTCCTGTTGAACCACCAACTGCCGGGCATCAGTGCGACCTATATCCACACCACCTTGAAGAAGCAGAAGCGGGCCGCCCTGGAGTGCTGGCATGCCTGGCTGGACGCCCGAGGCTTTGCCCAATTGACCGGCTTTCACGCCGAGACAGAAGCGAGACAGGCCGAAGCGGCGGACGGTCTGGAGGCCTTGAACCGTAAGGCGTGCAGCGCGGCTTAACCATTCATTCCTAAGGAGGAAGTTAGAGCATGAAAAAGCAACCGAATATGCTTAAGCCGCTCAAGGCGTACAGCGTCCAGGGTAACGAATATGGCGTCATCGCCTTTGCCGCATCTGGTGTAGTGGCCCGCCGCGAAGGTGCCAATGAGCTGAATATTGAGTTTGAGAATGTCGAGTCCTGCACCCGAATGCCGGGGCTTGATGAGTACGCCGGGGTTAAAGGTGGCGTGCCCATGAAAGTGCTGGTTGAGCAGTACGGATGGTCACAAGAGTGCGGCTATTGCGAGAGCCGCGTTTATGCAGACGCTGACTGCAATCCCTGTCGCGTGTGGGTTAGTGCGGAGCAGGTTTGCTGTACGGAGGAATGCGCAGAGAAGCGCGAGCAGATGCACGCTGCAGTGCTTGGGGAGAATCACCGTGACGGGTAACGCCAGTGGTAAGAAGGCCGGGACCAAGCGGCAGCAGCGGCGCCGGGAGCGACTGAAAGAGCAGGACATTAAAGAGGTGACGGCCAAGCTCGGACCAGTCGAGCGGGCCATGCTCGATGAGGCCCGCACGATTCGCGGCGGGGTCGATGGCCCTTATGAAGTTGAAGAGTACATAGCCGCCCTGGTGCGTGAGGACGCGGCCAGGCTCAAGGGGCAGATAGCCGAGGCGCAGCGTTACCCGTGCAAGCAATGCGGCAAAACCCTGCCCGTGGGCTGTGGTGGGGCCTTTAAGGGGGAGCTGGCTTGCTTGCATACCCCGACCGCGTGGAAGTTGCAGATACCTACTGCAGTGATGTGACGGGTAACGCTAAAGCGGGTTAATCAGTGCGCGGGTTTTACACAAATAGTGCATTTATCAACTTATCGTGTTGACAGGCGTGGCGGTTTTCCCTATCGTTTGCTCCATCGTGGTGATGTTGCGGCCACGGTGGCACTGCACAGCCCTTCCCTTAGCCCCCGGCCCTCACAGGTCGGGGGTTTTTTTATGCCCGCTCCCAGCGCCGGGAGGTTATCGAGATGCGAACAATGCCTGATAAAGATCCCTCCTTCTGGGTGCTGGTGTTGCTGGCCCTGAAAGAGAACGGCCTGGCCATGGCTATCGCGTTCGTTCTGGCCTGGCTGCGGATTCAATTAGACGCCAAAGAGGCCAGCGTCTGGCGGAAGCTGCTAGAGGCTTCGATTGGCTCGGTCATTGTGATGGTGGTCGGCCTTACCGTTAAAGAGTTTGGCTTTAGCATCGGCTGGGCGTTCGCCACGTCCGGATTTGTCGGCATCCTTGGCGTTGAGCAGCTTCGGCAGCTCGGCAAGCGCTGGGCGGAACGTAAGGTGGATTCGCTATGAGTACGCCGCGCGGAATCCGCAACAACAACCCCGGGAACATCGACTACAACCCGCGTAATCAGTGGCAAGGCCAGCTTAAGCCTGATCCCAAGATCGAGGCGCGCTTTGCTCGTTTCGATACGCCGGAAAACGGCATTCGTGCCCTGGGCAAGTTGTTGATCAACTATCGCGGCAAAGACGGCATGCCGGGCGTTGGTGGTCCTGGCATTGACACTATTGTCGAGACGATCAATCGCTGGGCTCCCAGCATTGAGAACAATACCGGCGCTTACGTCCAGGCAGTGGCCAGGGCTGTCGGTGTTGCGCCTGATCAAGTGATCAACATTCGCGACCCCCGTACCTTGCGAGCCGTGGTGGTCGAAATCATCCGGCATGAGAACGGTGGAAACCCGTATTCAGCCGCCGTGATTGATGAGGGTGTGCGGAGGGCTTTGCTATGAATGGTTTTGTCCTGGCAGTCGGTCTAGGTGCTGCCTTGATCGTCTCTTGTTCCCTTCAGTTTGCCGATCGCACCATGCAGGCGAATGTGCGACTGACTGAGGCGAACGAAGGGCTGGCCCAGCAGCGCGCCGCCCTGGCGAAAGCGTTGGGTGATCAGGCTTCTTTGCGTTCCGTGCTCGACAAGATCGACCGGCAAACCCGCTCAATCAATTCCGTTCTGGACGGCCAGACCGCCCAGCTCAATCGTAACCTGGCCGAGCTGAAACGCACCGATGAAAAGACCAACGCTTATCTGGCTGAGCTTGTCCCTGTTGCTCTCGGCCTGCGGTACGCCCGCCCCGAAACCACCGACCCAGTTGCTTACCGGGCCGGCGCTGTCGTGCAGCCTGGTGCCGTGTCGCCTGCCGGGTCGGCCGCCACTGGTGGCCAATGAGGATTGGCCGTTAGCGCTCGACGAAACCGAGGACGCGCTAACCCGTTGCGCCACGCAGGTACTCGACTGCATCCAGAAGCAAGGAGCTGTAACCCATGCCGCCAAAGGCCAAGCGCCCGTGCCGACAGCCGATGTGTCCGGGCAAGACTCTGGACGTTAGCGGCTTCTGCGATAAGCACATTCATCTGGCAGTTGGTTGGAGTAAGCCGGATCGCGGTACCGCTGAACAGCGCGGCTATGGCTGGCAATGGCGCAAGAAGCGCGCTGTTGTGCTGGAGCGTGACCGACACATGTGTCAGTGCGAAAACTGCAAAGGTCGGCGTCTTCCAGCGTCAGAAGTTGACCACATAACACCTAAATACATGGGTGGAAGTGATGAATTATCGAATCTGATGGCCATAAACAGCGTTTGCCATCAGCTCAAGACGCAAAAGGAATCGGCCGCCGCTCGGCGGTAATTTTTCGCACGTAAAAAATCAAAGAAATTTGCAAAAAATCAATAAAATTCGTTGATTTTCTGGAAAATTCCTGAAATTTCTTTGAAAAAAATAAAATAATTTTTGCTTTTTCTGAAAAATTTTGCTCTGAAAAGGGGGGGCGGGGTAAATCTCTGGAGCTTTGCCCCCTCTCCACCGCTCGCCCAGCCGTTTACACGCGACCGCGAAATTAAAAAATTCGTACTTTGGAAAATTTAGGGGGTCACCTGTGGGCCGTCATGCAAAACCGACCGCCTTGAAGGTGGTTCAGGGCAACCCGGGAAAACGAAAACTCAACAAGAACGCACCTTCGCCCGATGCTTTGACGCAGGTGCCTGAGCCGCCGGAATGGTTCGGTGAAATCGCCATGAACATCTGGCGGCAGGTAGCGCCCTGGCTGGTTGAAGCCAAGATCCTGACTGGCACCGACCTGCACAACCTGGAGGCTTTTTGCATGGCCTACCAGCGATGGCGGGAGGCGCAAGACGACATCACCAAAAACGGGATCATCGTCATGGGGGCCAAGCAGGAAATTAAAAACCCGGCTTGCACCGTGTCCAACGAAACCCTGCGGCAGATGGCCGCCTACGGTGGCGCGCTCGGGCTTGATCCTGCAGCTCGGGCTCGACTCAAGCCCGGCGGCAATCAGAAACCAGACAACCCCTTTACCGCGTTGCGGGGAGGCAAAGCCGGATAACGACCCTCTATGGCCAGTTCACCAAACGTCAACGCGGCGAACAAATACGCCCGCGACGTGGTGGCGGGCAAAGTTGAAGCGTGCAAGTGGGTGCGGGCGGCCTGCCGCCGTCACTTGGGCGACCTGGAGAAGTCCAAGAAAAAGGCCTATCGCTGGAAGTTCGACAAGGCCCAAGCCGAGCGTGTCTGTGTCTTTATTCAGTTGCTCCCGCATACCAAAGGCAAGTGGGCCGGTAAGCGACAACTGATCACCCTGGAGCCGTGGCAGAAATTTATCTTCTGCTGCATTTTCGGTTGGCGTGCCAAGAGAAGCGGCTTGCGGCGCTTCCGTGAGGTCTATTGCGAGATTCCCCGCAAGAACGGCAAAAGCGTGATCGCCGCCGGCCTGGGCTTGTTCATGTTCACCATGG